TAGATATGCTCTGGCACGCTATAGACACTGGTGACTGGACTGCTGCAAAAGTAAAGACTACAGATTTCTATACTCAACTGAAGGCTGTTAAAGACGCCAATCCGAAGCCGTAGTAAGAGGCCAAAATAGTGGCTCTTACTAAACCAAAACAATCAAGTTTCGACATCAGTGCTGGTTCTCTGACCAGTGCTCAGATTAAAGCACTTGGTATAGAAAACGCATCATTCGCTGACTTAGCAGTTACCGTAGACAAAGCAAATCTCACAGGAGAATCTTATCCTGGGTTTGAGGAAGATGTAGCACTTCTTGGATTTAAAATTGCCTCAAACGGTTCATTAGGAAAATATAACTTGGTGGACCAGATTGTGGATGCCTTTGAGGATGCTACTGGTATAGATGCTTCTGGGTCTACTGATGAGATTAGAGATTCCTCTGGTAAGTATTATTCTGGAGCTCAAGCTGCAACTGGTGGAACAATAACAACATACGGTTCTTATACAGTACATTCATTCACAAATACAGGCAATACTAACTTTGTGCCTGGTTCTGCTGGTAATGTTGATGTACTTGTTGTTGCTGGCGGTGGGGCTGGTGGAGGTAATGCGTCAGGAACTCCAGGTGATGGTTTAGGTGGTGGCGGCGGCGCAGGAGGTTTTTTAACATCGGCCAGTCATGCTGTAACTGCACAAACTTATACTGTTACTGTAGGCGCTGGAGGAGAACACGAATCAGTTCCTAATGGGTTTAATGTTCATAGCCAAGGGGGGGATTCAGTATTCGACACCTTAACCGCGGACGGAGGCGGCGGGGGTGGATCCGGATATTCTGGTGGATCTGCATCAGGAAGGTCCGGCGGTTCAGGTGGTGGTGCTAAAGGTTGGTACACTACTACTTATACCGGGGGATCAGGAACAGCAGGGCCGCCAAGGCAAGGTTATGCGGGTGGTGATAATCCAGTTGCTGGAGGGCCCAGTTACGCCACGGGTGCTGGTGGAGGTGGTGCTGGCGGACAAGGCGCTGATGGAAGTACAGCAAGTGGAATGACTTCTGGGTCAGTAGCGGGAGGTGTAGGAGCAACTAATGATTATAGAACTGGCTCAGCAGTAACATACGCTACTGGTGGTAGAGGCGCCGGATATACTTGGACCGGAGCTGTAGATGCAACAGCTAATTCGGGTGATGGTGGTGATGGTAATAATTTCAAAGATGGTGCTTCAGGTATCGTAGTTATTAGATATACTACAGGAGCTTTAGATAGTCATAACAACATGACCCTAGTCTCCAACGCAACAACAGCAGAAGCAGCACCGACTAAAGGTGATATGGTAATGACCTACAGTAATGCAGCAGGCACTGCTGTTATAAATACTGATATAACTGCTGAATTTTCTGCGGACAATGGATCAACATGGACTGCAATGACATTGGCCTCACAAGGAACAACAGGCGGACATACAATATTGTCTGCACATGATGTAACACGAACATCAACTTCAGGAACAAGCATGAAATATAGAATAAAAACATTAAACCAAAGTGCTTCTAAACAAACAAGAGTCCATGCAGTCTCACTAGGATGGTCATAAAATGGTTCTAACAAAAATACCAGGCGAACTAATTGCCGACAATACAATCGCAACTGCTGACTTGGCAGACGGTGCGGTAACAACTGCAAAGATTGCTGCAAACACAGTAACATCAGCCAAACTTACCAGTGGTGCTGCAGAGTCAGGTGCAACTGGAATCAAAGGTGATATTGCACTGTTAGCTTTCAAGACACAGGCAAATGGAAATTTAGCAAAATATAATTTAGTAGACCAGGCGGTAGATTCCTTTGAAGATGCTACTGGTGTGGACGCTTCTGCTTCTACTGATGAAACAAGAGATTCATCCGGTAAATATTATTCTGGCTCTCAGGCAGGTAACTATTTCGGTAATGGTGAATTGGGAGATGTTACTTTTGGTGCAAGTGGCATTACACAAACCAATAATACGGTTGATATAGATACAAAGCTCAGTACAGGAAGTGAAGTGGGCGGCCCTGGTAATAGTTCATATGGTGGCACACTTCAAGAAAACGGTAATGTTAGAGAGGATCGTTTTCCGTTTCCTAGTGCTTGCTATGAACTTACTGTTCCTAATAAGAGTGGTAGTTACGATGGAGATATGGTTGTTGCTCAGTTTAAGAGTTTAACTATTGATGCTAATGTAAACTTAACTGTAGACCAACCCAACAGAGGCTTGTTTATATATTGCACTGGTGATTGTGTTATTAACGGCGCTTTATCTATGATAGCTAGGGGTGGTAAATCCGACCCAACTACTTCTGGTGGGTCAGATGCTAATGCGGTTGGTGCTGCAGGATTACAACTTGGATTATTAACTAGTGGTGGTTCTCAAACCCTTACCAACGATGGGACAGGATTTAATGGTGCTGGTACTGGTGTAAGGACAGCAATAGCAAATCAAGATAATATATCTGGTAACGGAACAATTTTCACAATATCTAAACTAGGCGCCGCAGGTGGCGGAGGAGTTAGCTCACATAATTCTGCCAATGCTGGTGCATCTGGCGCAACTGGTGCAACAACAATTTCTACAGGTGGTGGTTCTTCAGGATATTCATTCTACTATACTGGCGGTGGTTTAGCTGGTGGTCAAGGCAGTTGTTTCTCAGGTGGTGCTGGCGGCGGTGGTGGTATCCAAAGTAGTAGTAATGGTGGTAATGTGCCTTCAGGTTATGGTACTGCTGGAGGAGATGGTATATATGCGTCTGGCGGTTCAGGTCAGGCTGCTTCTGGTGGTGTGGGTAATCCCGGCGGTTCATGGACCGGTACTTCCGGATATGGTGCAACCGATGGCCAGAACGGTATTGGGGGAATAGTTTGGTTAGTGGTAGATGGTAATGTTACAGTGGGTTCTGGTGGTTACATAACTGTAAGAGGTACTGATGCTTTAGATACGGGCAACTTTGTTGGTGAAGGTGGTATATCTGGTGGTGGAGCTCAGTTTGTACTTTACTCTGGATCATTGACTAATAATGGTAGTATAAATGCCGACGGTGGTAACCGTGCTGAACCGAGTGGTGGAGATGGTGGAAAACATAATGCTCAAATTTCTCAAGCCAGTGCTTATAACAACATGACCCTTGTATCCAATTCAACAACCGCACAAGCTGCTCCGACTAAAGCTGATATAGTATTAACCTATACAAATGGTGCTGGTACGGCTACTATCAATACGGATCTTATTGCTTCCGTATCAAGAGATAATGGGACAACATATACTGCTGTAACTTTAGCGTCACAGGGAACATCGGGCGGACAAACTATCTTAACTGCAAGTAATGTAGATATTTCTGGTCAACCATCAGGAACATCTATGGTATGGAAGGTGGCCACAGCAAATCAAAGTGCTTCTAAACAAACAAGAATCCACGGAGTAAGTCTAGGCTGGGCATAAAACAATAAAATCTTAACTCCAAATTCTTATAAATATTAGCAAATAAGAATTTGGAGTTTTTTATGGCCACAGTTCGTAATATTGTAATAGATCAAAACGCAGATTATTCAGAACAGTTTACAGCAAAAGATGATACTGGAACTGTAATTGATTTAACTGGTAAAACAGTTAGTGCCAAATTAAGAAAATCATACGGCACATCTACCGCAACAACCTTTACTGTAGCGACAGTCTCAGCAACAGCTGGTACTTATACATTAGCATTGACTGATGTTCAAAGCGCATATGGCACTTTGGAAAGAGGTCGCTATGTCTATGATGTAATCACAACATTAGATGCATCACCCAATACAATACAACGCATACAACAGGGCATCGCAACTGTTAGTCCGAGCGTAACAAGATAATGGATTTTTCCTCAACGGAGTCTTTTCTTTCTCAGTTAGAAGAAGCTGCTGTTACAGCGGCAGTAAAGCCTGTTTCTGTAAAAGAAGAACCAATTATAGAGCCTGAAATTGATATTGTAGAAGTAAATCAATTTGTGGAACAATTAACTACTGCATCATTTATAACTCAACTTGAGCAGGCTGTATCTACGAAAAAAGAAATTAAATCTATTGTTGTCAAAGAAGATATAGATATAGAGATTTTAGATGAAACTGTTTTAGGTGTGATGGATGAACTTCAATCTTTATTTGAAGTAGATTTAAAAGGAAAAGAATCTGAAGTAGAAGAAGTAGATGCAGTAAAAGTTATCGGAGAAGTAACTGAACTATTAGAAAAACATAAAACAGAATTACCAGAAGAAGATTATAAGATATTAGAAGGTACTGCTGTAGATCAGGCGGTAGAATATTTAAGTAAGGTTAGTGAGGCTAATGCTTTACAACTTACAGGAGCTTCTGATCCAATTGCATCTCTCGGTTCAAAAGAGTTTGAATCTAGAGTTAGTCAAATACTCCGAAAGGTTATGGCTACTGCACCTGGTTCTGGTGAAGTAAGATTACAATATTTAGATGATGTAGATGATTCAACAAAGACTGATGGTTATGTGTTGGCATATAAACCAAATGTCGCACCTACATCTCAACCATATAAATGGACAACAGCTACAAGTAATATAGCAGATTTAAGTGATATAGATAGTAGTACAGCAGTAGATGGTTATGTGTTGGCATATAAACCAAATGTAGCACCCACAGATGAACCATATAAATGGATTGATTCAGCTGCGATTGGTGATATAACTCGGGTTATTGCTGGTACTGGTATCTCGGGTGGTGGCGCTAGTGGAGAAGTAACCGTTTCTATAGATACTGCGGTTACTGCTGATTTAACAACAGCTCAAACATTAACGAATAAAACTTTAAGTGCAGTTACATTAGGAACATCATCTAGTGATACTATAACATATACAGGTAGGGTTGATAGTGATATTATACCTACAACAGACGATACATATGAATTGGGAAGTAGTACTAAAAGATGGAAAAAAATATGGTTGTCAGCTGCTACTATTGATTTAGGTGGTGCAACTATTTCGTCAGATGGAACAGGAACAATAGCTATCGCTGCCTCAGGTGCAACATTACCTACAGGCTCTAGAGTAGGAGCATCTGCTATTGCAACTGCAAATACCGCTACTGGTGCAGCTACAAAAATTGTTCCGTTTTTTAGTCGTAGTGGTGGATTATCAACGGCTAATTCAAATTTTGAATTTAAAGGTGCTGGTATAGGTGATCTTGTATTTGAAAATTTTACATTTTCTAACGGAACAAGTTTAACCGCTCCGACAATTGCAGAATTTATATTTTAAATAGGAAAGAAAAATATTATGGCAGCTAAGATACCAATTAGAACAGTATATACTGGCTCAACAGCAACAGGCCTTGCTGAATTTCAATCAGGGGAATTTATGGATTATGGTGTAGGTGGTACTGGCCTTACATCATTAGGTACTGCTGGCCAGGTATTGAAAGTAAATTCTGGCGCTACTGCAATAGAATGGGGATCCATTGCCGGTGATATAGAAGGTGTTACAGCAGGTACAGGATTAAGTGGTGGTGGAACATCAGGTACAGTTTCACTAGCAGTAGAGGCATCACAAACACAAATTACAGCATTAGGTACAATTGCAACAGGTACATGGGAAGCAACAGATGTGGCAGTAGCACACGGTGGTACAGGTGCTTCTACTGAATCGGCTGCACGAACAAATCTAGGTGTCGCTATTGGGTCAGATGTACAAGCATACGATGCTGATTTAGCAGCACTTGCCGGACTAACTTCTGCCGCTGATAAAGGTATTCAGTTTACAGGTACTGGAACGGCTGCAACATATGACTTGACTACTGCTGGTAAGGCACTTTTAGATGACGCAGACGCTGCGGCACAAATAGTAACTCTCGGAGTCAACGCAACGGCTGCAGAACTCAACATTATGGACGGTGGTACTACTGCAACAAGCACTACCCTGGCAGATGCTGACCGTGTAGTTGTCAACGATGACGGCACGATGGTTCAAGTCGCAATGACCGACTTTGAAACTTATTTTGAATCTGCTCTTGATACACTAAACAATGTAACATCTGCAAGTTCACTGGGAACAGTAGGAACAATCACTTCCGGCACATGGCAAGGTACTGCTGTTGCTGACGCATACGTTGCTGATGACCTAACAATTAGTGGTGGTACAGTAGATAACTCTGTGATTGGTGGAACAACACCTGCTGCGATTACAGGCACACAAGTAGATATTACGGCACAAGGTGATTTGCGATTACAAGATACTACTGGCGGCCAATATGTTGCTTTACAAGCACCAGGTACTGTATCTACTTCTTGGACAGTAACTCTTCCGGCTGCCGTAGGTTCTAGTGGACAAGCATTAAGAACTTCAGATGCAAATGGTACTTTAGAATGGTTTACACCAGAAGTTGGTGATATAACCGGAGTAACTGCGGGCACTGGTCTTTCTGGTGGTGGAACATCTGGTACTGTATCGCTAGCTATAGATTCTACTGTAACCACATTAAGCGGCACTCAAACATTAACTAATAAAACATTAACAAGTCCAGATATTAATACACCTGATATTGATGGTGGTACTATTGATGGCGCTACTATCGCTACAAGTGATGTTACAGTAGGTGCAGGAAAAACATTAGATGTAAGTACTGGTACTTTAACATTAGCCAATAATCAAATAAGTGGTGATGCAGTTGAAGGTGGAACAATAGCAGCAACAACAATCACAACACTAACAACAGCAGGAATAACTGCTTCAGCTGATATTGATATTGGTGATTATGAGATGAGGGCACAGACCTTTGAGTCTGATGTGGCTACAGGTACTGCTCCATTCACAGTAGCATCTACAACTAAAGTTACAAATCTCAATGCTGATTTGTTAGATGGTATGACCACTATTGATGAAGATAATATGGCATCTGATAGTGATACATCTCTACCAACACAGCAATCAGTTAAGGCATATGTAGATTCACAAGTAACAGCACAAGATTTAGATGTAACATCTGACAGTGGTACTATAGATGTAGACCTAGATTCAGAAACATTAACAATTGCTGGTACTTCAAACGAGATAGAAACTTCAGCGTCAGGTACAACTGTTACTATAGGTCTTCCTAATGATGTAACTATTGCTGGTAACCTAACAGTTAGTGGTACACAAACAACTGTATCTTCAACAACAATCGAAGTTGCTGATCCACTATTATCAATGGCCACAAACAACAATACTACTGACGCAGTAGACATAGGTTTCTATGGATTATATGATACATCTGGTTCACAAGATTTATATTCGGGATTGTTTAGAGATGCATCTGATTCTGGTAAATGGAAATTATTTAAAGATAATCAAGCGGCACCAACGACAACAGTTAATACTAGTGGAACAGGTTATGCAGTAGGAACACTTGTTGCGGATTTGGAAGGTGATGTAACTGGTGATGTAACTGGTGACTTGACTGGTAATGTAACGGGTGATGTAACTGGTAATGTAACGGGTGATGTAACTGGTAATGTAACTGGTGATGTAACTGGTAATGCTGATACATCAACTGCATTAGCGACAGGTCGAACAATCTCCTCAACAGGTGATGTTGTTTGGACATCAGCGAGCTTTGATGGTTCAGGAAATGTAACAGGCACGGCTGCAATTGGTACTGGAGTAATTGTCGATGCAGATGTAAACGCAAGTGCTGCCCTTGATGCAACAAAGATTGCAGATGGTTCAGTAACAAGTACAGAGTTTCAATATATTAACTCATTAACAAGTAATGCACAAACACAATTAGATACAAAAGCTACAAAGGGATTTTCAATAGCCATGGGAGTGGCCTTAGGATAAATAAGATATGGCAATACCAAATTCAAAAGCAACATTAAAATCGTGGTGCAAACGGCGATTGGGATACCCAGTTATAGATATTAATGTTGATGATGACCAAATAGATGATCGTATAGATGAAGCACTACAATACTTTTATACTTTTCAGTATAATGGTATGCAGCGTGTTTATCTAAAACACAAAATAACACAGGCAGATGTTGATCGTGCAAATGTAAACGAAACTGAAACAGCAACGGACGGTAATCAAATTACTACAACACTTAATGGTGCTGTATCTGCTGCCGGTACCAGTGTTACTCTTACGGATGCAACGGACTTTCCTGCAACTGGAACTATTACTATTGCTGCAGACGGAACAAATCCAGCAGAGACAATAGCTTATACTGCCAAGTCTGGTAATGTACTGACTACAGCTGCACTTTCAAGCAATCACGATTCAGGTGCAACAGTAACCAGTATAAATCAAATAACTTGGACAACAGGTCAAGCATATATTCCAATGCCATCTTCTGTTCAAAGCGTACTACGAGTATTACCATTTAGTGATCGTGGTAATCTGAATATGTTTGATGTTCGATATCAGTTACGACTCAATGATCTTTATGACTTTTCATCTGAATCTGTTATTCATTATCAGATGACCATGATGCATCTTGACTTTCTTGATATGATATTGATTGGTGAGAAACCAATTCAATTTAATGTACACCAAAACAGACTATACATTAATATGGATTGGGGTGATGATGTTGATGTAAATGAATATATTATTATAGAGTGTTATCGTAAATTAGACCCAACAATATGGACTGATATCTATGATGATTTGTGGTTAAAGAAATATGCTACTGCACTAATCAAAAGACAATGGGGCCAGAATCTTAGCAAGTTTGCTGGTGTAACTATGTTGGGTGGTGTGACTATGAATGGTGAACAGATATGGACCCAAGCACAAGAAGAAATTAATCTATTAGAAGAACAATCAAAAACAACTTGGGAAGAACCCCTCCTTTTCGATATAGGATAATTAGATGCCAACTAATCACCATTTTTCTAGAGGCACAATATCGGAACAATATCTCTACGAGGATTTAGCGATAGAGGCCATTCAGATATACGGACACGACTGTTACTATCTACCAAGAACATTGGTAAATAAAGACGAGCTGTTTGGAGAAGATCCTTTATCAAAGTTTAGTGATGCATATGCAATAGAAATGTATATGGATACTGTTGAAGGATATGAAGGTGAAAAGGAAATCATAACACGATTTGGATTAGAAATACGAGATGAAACAACCTTCACTGTGTCTCGTAGGCGTTGGTTAGATTTAGTAAGTTCGGATACAAACCTAATCACAGCATTAAGACCTAATGAAGGTGATTGGATTTATATGCCAACAGTAAAAAGATTATTAGAAATTAGTTTTGTAGATAAAGATGATCCATTTTTTCAAGTAGATAATTTACCAGTATTTAAATTGTATTGTCGCACCGTTGAGTATGCAAGTGAAATACTTGATACAGGAATTACAGAAATTGATGCCATTGAAACCAAATACTCCACAGATGTGCTTGGGTGGCAATTCTCAGGCGAAATTGCTTCGGATACTTTTGTTAATGAGAATTTGGGTCTTGAAGATGGTACTGGATTTATAGACCTAGAAACTGCAACAGATACAGGATATCTTGTTGGTGAAGATGAAGCTGGTTTTGGTTCTATTCTTACAGAAGCCTCACACGCAGGCTATTCTTTCTTTATTATCAACGAAGATTATAATATTACTACACTAGATGTACAATCGGATAATGAATGGATAGCAGATGCTGTATCTACAGCTTTACCAGGAACTAGTGATCCGGTACTAGACTTCACAGAAAAGAATCCATTTGGAGAACCCACGGAGAGTTTATAAATGTTAGGGAATTATTTTTACAACGAAAGTTTACGAAAAACTATCATTGCGTTTGGTAGTTTATTTAATGATATAGTAATTTCTAGAAAAAATGCTGCAGGAACGGAAACACAATCTATGAAAGTTCCTTTGGCGTATGGACCCAAACAAAAGTTTATATCTAGATTAACACAAGATCCAGGTATCACACAGACGGTAGCATTAACACTACCTAGAATTGGTTTTGAAATTCAATCTTTTGATTATGATCCTTCTAGAAAATTAAATCGTATAATTAAACAAAAGAAAGTGTCTGG